CGACCGGCACCGTTGGTGTCACTCAAGTCACGACCGACAACAGCACCAAGCTCGCCACCACGGCGTTCGTCAAGAACCAGACCTACGTCACCTCGTCCGCGCTGCTTGGCCTTAACTATTTGAACGCGACTACCGCGTCTCTGACGTATCAGCCCATCGGATCATATCTGACCGACGCTCCTTCCAATGGCTCCGAGTACGTCCGCAAGAACGGCGCCTGGTCTGTCGCTACCGGTGGCGGTGGCGGCGTGCAGTTCCCGGCTTACGACAACGGCATCACCTACACCGTCGGTTCGCAGGTTATTTTCCAGTATCGTCTCTTCGAGATGACGACTTCGGTCGGAGCGGCTGGCTACGATCCTATCGGCAATCCTTCCTACTGGACCGAGATTAGCCCTGCTACCGGCGGTGTCACCTGGGGTTCGATTTCCGGTACGGTTACCAGTCAGACGGACCTTACCAGTTACATCTCCGGCCTTGGTTACCAGACGTCGTTGGACGTGTCGACGTACGCGACCGCCAACTTCTACCCGCTTGCCTCTAACCCGTCCGGCTACTTGACCGACGCTCCGAGCGACGGCAACAAGTACGCCCGCCAGAACGGCGCCTGGTCGCAGGTGACGAGCGGCGGTGGCGGATCTGTCGCCTGGGGTGCCATCACCGGTACGGTTACGGACCAAGGCGACCTGGTGACCTATATCTCGACCCGCGGCTACCTTTCGGCGCCCACGGTCAACACCGTATCCTCTACCCCGTACACCCTTACGCTGGCCGACGCCAACAACACGGTGGTGGTCGAGAACGCGAGCTACACCAACGTGATCATCATCCCGGATGACGCTTCGCTCAACTTCCCGATCGGCACGGTGGTAAACATCGCCCTGTTCAACTGCCAGTACGTCAGCATCTTGAGCGGCAGCTACGGATCTGCGCCACTAGTCAACGCATCCAACCAGTCCAATGGATCTTACGGCGTTTCCAGCGCGTACACGCTTCTGCGTGCCATCAAGCTGGCGGCCGACAAGTGGATCCTGGCTTGATGGCGAAGAAAGCCACCGCCGAAGACAAGCGCAAGCTGGCCGAGATGGCCGAGCTGGAGCGGCAGATCACGGCCGCCCAGCGTCTCATCCGAGTTCGTAAGGCCCGCGAGTCGCTGATCGACTTCACGTCCATCACGATGCCCGACCCGGAAGATCCGGACGACGTGATGAAGAGCCGGTACCAGCCAGTCCGACACCATGAAACCATCTGCGCTGCGTTGGAGGAAGTTGAAAAGGGACATTTCCAGCGACTCATCATTTCCATGCCTCCCCGTCATGGTAAGTCTGAACTGGCTAGCCGGCGCTTTCCTGCGTGGTTCCTGGGCAAAGACCCTTACCGCCAGGTCCTGTTTGCGACGTACAACGCCGACCTGGCTATGGACTTCGGTCGTTCCGTTCGTGAGATCATGCGTACGCCGGCCTTCCAGCAGGTCTTCCCCGGCTGCAAGCTGCGGACCGGCGCGCAGTCCGCGGACCGCATCCAGACCGAGGAAGGCGGCCTAGCCGGCTTCGTGGGCGTGGGCGGCGGTCTGACCGGCAAGGGTGCCGACCTGCTGATCATCGACGACCCGGTCAAGGACCGCGAGGAAGCCGACAGCAAGCGCGAGCGTGACAAGCTGTGGGACTGGTTCACCCAGGTGGCGATGACCCGACTGATGGCCGGCGCGCGGGTGGTCATCATCATGACCCGTTGGCATGAGGACGACATCGTCGGCCGGCTGACCGACCCGAAGAACCCGTGCTACAACGACGATGTCGCGCAGCAATGGCGTATCCTGTCGCTGCCCGCGATCGCCGGCAACATGGACCCCATGGACCGCAAGCCCGGCGAAGCCCTCTGGCCGGAGCGTTACGGCCTGGACTTCCTCAACGAGATCAAGCGGCTCAACCCCAAGGGCTTCTCGGCCCTGTACCAGGGCAGCCCTACGCCGGACGACGGCGACTACTTCAAGCGCGAGTGGCTCAAGGGTTACCTGCCGGCCGACCTGCCGCAGAACCTTCGCATGTACTGCGTCTCCGACCACGCCGTGTCGACGGCCCAGACGGCCGACAAGACCGTGCTGCTGCCCTTCGGCGTGGACGAGAACGACAACGTCTGGATCCTGCCGGACGTGTGGTGGCGCCGGGCGGCGACCGACCAGGTGGTCGACGGCATGATCGACCTCATGGTCCGCCGGAAGCCTATCAAGTGGGGAGCCGAACGCGGCCATATCTCCCAGTCCATCGGCCCGTTCCTCCGCAAGGTCCAGCAGGAGCGGCAGGTCTACACCATGGTCGACGAGATCACCCCGGTGAAGGACAAGCAGACCCGCGCGCAGGCGATCCGCGGACGCATGGCGATGGGCAAGGTATACTTCCCGAAGTTCGCCGGCTGGTGGTCCGACGCCGAGCAGGAGATCCTTAAGTTCCCGTCGGCCCGCCATGACGACTTCGTCGACACCCTTGGCCTGGCCGGCCTGCTGCTGGCTACGCTCCACGGCGCGGCCAAGCCTGTCGAAAAGGTGCCGGACGGTCCGAAGGCCGGCACGCTTGCCTGGGTGAAGTATTCCACCAAGTGGGAGGAGTCTCGCAAGAAACTGTTGCAGATGGGAGGTTTCTGAACTGAAATAGTCTAAATGGAAGACAACTACCTTCAGCCCGAGGTCCCGATGGAGGACCCGAAGTCCTCGATGATCCGCGACGCCGAGAAGCCTTATGCCTCCCGCGCCGCCCTCGTCAAGGCCCTGTCCGACAAGGTCACCCGTGCGAAGAAGCATTGGAAGAAGTCGTTTGATCGCATGAAGGAGGACGTCGACTTCTACATGGGCAAGCAATGGTCTTCGTCGGAAACCGATGACCGGTACGTCGCCAACATGGTGCAGTCGCACGTCCGCCAGCGCGTGTCGGCCCTGTACGCCAAGAACCCCAAGTTCATCGCCAAGCGCCGCGAGACGATGGACTTCACGGTGTGGGAAGGCGACATGGCCGCGTTCCAGAACGCACAGACCGCGATGGCCCAGGCGGCCATGGCCGGCCAGCCGGTCGACCCCGTGATGATCCAGACGCTGCAGGACGCCCAGCAGGGCTTCGAGCGTCGACGCATGCTCGACCGCGTGGCGAAGACCATGGAGATCGTCGCCCACCATCAGATCCAGGAGCAGCAGCCCATGTTCAAGGGTCAGATGAAACAGCTCGTCCGTCGCGTGTGCGTGACCGGCGTTGGCTACGTCAAGCTCGGCTACAACCGTGTGATGGAGAAACGTCCCGAGGACGTCGAGAAGATCACCGACATCACCGAGCAGATGTCCACGCTCGAGCGGCTCATGGCCGACAAGCAGGACAAGATCTTCGACAACGACCACGCAAAGATGGAGCAGCTCAAGCTGATGCTCCAGGAGCTGCAGATGAAGCAGGACGTGATCGTCCGCGAGGGCGTCGCCTTTGACTTCCCGCTCACCACCACGGTCATCGTCGACCCGAAGTGCCGGCAGCTGTCCGGCTTCGTCGGCGCCGACTGGGTCGCCCAGGAGTTCATCCTGGACATCGAGGAGATCAAGGAGATTTACAAGGTCGACCTGGGCAAGGGCTACACGGCCTACGAAGACGCCAACGCCAAGGACGACGAATGCAAGAAGGCGACCGTGTGGGAGATCTACTCCAAGAAGGACGGCATGGTCTACGTCGTCGCCGACGGCTACCACGACTTCCTCAAGGAGCCGGCCGCCCCGGACCTTGACCTCGAACGCTTCTGGCCGTTCTTCACGCTCATCTTCAACGAGGTCGAGTCGGAGCGTGATATCTACCCGCTGTCCGACGTCCGCCTGCTGATGCCGGTGCAGAAGGAGTACAATCGCGCGCGGCAGGGCTTGCGCGAGCAACGCTTCGCCAACCGCCCGGTCTACGTCACCTACGAGGGTGCCTTGTCCGAGAAGGACCAGACCAACCTCCAGAGCCACCCGGCCAACGCCGTGGTCAAGCTCCAGAACCTTTCGCCCGGCCAGGCCATCAATCAGATCATCCAGCCGGTGCAGCACTCGCCGATCGACCCGTCGCTGTACGACACGTCGATGCTGCTCGACGACATGATGCGCGTGGTCGGCTCGCAGGAGGCGAACCTCGGCGGCACCAGCTCGTCGACCGCCACCGAAGTCTCGGTCGCCGAAGGCAGCCGCATGTCCAGCCTCTCGTCCAACGTCGACGACATCGAGGACTTCCTCGGCGAGATCGCCCGTGCCACCGGCCAGGTGCTGCTCGAGCAGATGGACCAGGCTACCGTACAGAAGATCGCCGGCCCGGGTGCCGTCTGGCCGCAGCTGACCGCCAACGAGATCGCCCAGGAAATGATGCTTGAGATCGAAGCCGGCTCCAACGGCCGCCCGAACAAGGCCATGCAGATCCAGAACTTCGAGCGTCTCGCCCCCATCCTGCTGCAGATCCCTGGCATGAACCCGGAGTGGCTCGCCAAGCAGGCCATCAACCGCCTGGACGACGGCCTGGACATCACCGACGCCATCCGCGCGGCCCTGCCGTCCATCGTCGCCCAGAACGCCCAGAAGCAGCTGGCTACCGGCGACCCCTCGACCGACCCCGCCTCCCAGGGCGGTGCCGGCGCGGCCAATGTCGCCCCTGCCCCTGGCGCCCCCGGAGCCGACGGCCCCCAGCCGGCCGCTTCCCCTGCCGACATCCGCGCCAACGGCGTGACGATGCCGAACAGTTGATTTTTGGAAAAGACCACCCTATAGTATTTTTCAATGGATCAACCCGACACCATCGTCGCACCCGAAGCGACCACCGACAACCTGCAGGCCAACACGCCTGTTGAACACATTTCCCAGCCGGCAACGGCTGCGGCCGACGCTAAACAAGAAGGCCAGCCCTCGTCGGGGGCGGGCGACCCGGACGCTAACAAGAAGCCGACCTCTTTGCTCGACGCCGTCAAACGCGCCGTTCAAACGCCGGCTGACGCGGACTCGTCCACCGTGGAAACCAACGGAGCTTCCGCCAAGGATGCGACGCCCCCCGCGCTAGGTCTGGACGACCCTGCGAAGGACAAGGCTCGCGCCGAAGCAGACCAGAAGCTGCCGTTCCATAACCACCCACGCTGGAAGGAAGTGGTCAGCGAGCGAGATGCATACCGCTCGGACGCCGGTGAATACCGGAAGATCACCACCTTCATGTCGTCGAATGGGTTGAGCAATGAGGAGGTCGTCGAAGGGTTCCAGATCATGGCCCTTATGAAGACCAACCCGGCCGAAGCCCATAAGAAGATCAGCGAGTACAAGGCGCGACTCGACGCTTTCGTCGGCGAAACGTTGCCTCCCGAGATCCATAAAAAGGTCGAGGAAGGTTACATCGACGAGGAAACGGCGAAGCAGCTTGCGGCCCTCCAGGCCGAGAAGCAGCTTAATGTTCAGCGCCAACAGTACGCCATGGAGCAGCAGGCCCTCGCGGCCAAGGCTGACATCCATGGCTCGGTGGTTAACTGGGAACAGCAGATGAAGGCCAAGGATCCC